TCCTTGTCCCAAACAGTTTTATTAATTTCTTTCCAAGTCTTACCAAGCAAGTGTCTTTTAGCAGGACGAATGACTGCGAGAAACATAGCAAGACGAGGGATACTATCAATTGGTTCAGGCATCCTACGCATTAGATCATACGAGTTACCCAAGTGAATGAGTTGTTCTACTGTAACTTTGTTATTCAGCATTGACCAATCTGGTTCATACATAAGCTGAATCAAATGTTCTTCATTTTTGACTTGGCTATACACATGAACATTCAACAAGTCAAGTTTAAAGTATCCGCGTTGCTCTGCTTCTTTATAGTCAATCGCAGCCATATCGTTTACTGGATCATATGGAATGTCAGTGATATGAACACCAGTAGAGTGCTTACGAGTAGGAGTAACCTTGAGCATTGATGCAGGGATATGCTTGATGACCGCAAGCAATTTGTCACGGTCAGGTAAGTCAATATCTACGTCTGCATCAATTCTCATTTACATATACTTCAATAAAAAGAAAGTGTACAATTTTTCATCTACGATTTCAAACTTATCGGTAATCATATCATCATGTAAAATAATTTTCATTCCATAAGTTTCTTGTAGAAAATTCACGAAATCGGGATTAAGAAGTGAATCGGGATTGACATTCTTGAACCAATCTCTGCGACATTCCCTTAGTGCCGCCCAAAACTTATCCCGCATGCGGCGAAAGTCAATCTCCGGATCGTCATCATCATAATCTTGAAAGTCGTGAGGAACTTTCATCGGATATGAGTCAAGCCAGCCTTGATTAGCTTCTGATAAGCCTTCTGCACGACAATAGCCTGATGCTCTGCGTCTTCTACTGCCTTGTGACTTGTAACGTGTCCACCATCCTTAAGTGAGACCCCAGCAAGATCATAGATAGTGCGACAGTCACGCACATTCCAGAACTTCCAAGGATACTGCATTCCAAGATCACGGAATGCAGACTCGGCAATCACGATGTCAAAGCCACTACCGTTACTCCAAACCTTGTCACGATTCCAACAGAACTGATAGAGCTTTTCCATGCATTCCTTGTAAGAAATGCGATCACGGTCGCCCATTGCTTCTTCAATAGCTTCGGGGCTTTGTTCACCCCACCAACGAAGTGTGTCTTCACTGATAGTACGATTGAACGTGTCAGTCTGTTCATCCATAGTAGGACGAAGTTCTAGACGTTCCATTACGCCAACCCCACGTGGATCAAAACGCACAGCACCGATTGTAAGGATAACAGTAGAAACATCGGTACTAAGAGTTTCCATATCCAGCATAATATGATCAGCCATTAATTTTTTCTTTCTTTAATTTGTTCGGACATGATGTTAGTATAACATCATTTTTATCCGTTGTCAAGCCTATTCGCACAATCTCCACCATACATAGGTCTTCTCATCAAGCACAATATAACCCGAAACCTTGAACCATTCTCCCAAGTACTTAGGTTCGCCCAAACGTTCACGGCACCATGTCTCTAATTTAGAAGTTCCATTTGTCAGTCTGTCAGTGCCATGTACAGGAATGCGAATGAATACACGATCTTCCCATTCATTTCCTACTTGTATCTTCTTCTTGATCTTCTGTGTCTCTGGAACCATATCAACTATTTCTTCTCTATAAGGTGCTAACCCCATCTTAGCTTGAACCATAAATAATCTTTCTCATGTCTAAACTTGTATTTGAGATAGTTTCCCGCATAGAACCATCTACAATGCTTTTGATATCCATGTATATTTTCTTCTATCCAAATTAGTGTTTCACCGTACTTGAGTATGGTTTCTCTAGGGTCATCAACGTGTAACACTACTTCATACCATCCAGGGTTGGTGCCTTCCCAGCCCCGTTGTCTGTCATAATATAAGCTAACATCGTTTATTCCCATGTAAGTCTAAACCATATATAGTCACTTTCTTCCTTGAAGGCAAAGAACATGATATCGCCGCCTCCTATTCCATTAAACTCAAAGTTACCATGCTGGTCCCAAAAGCCGCGATGCCAATCATTGCGCCATTTACCTTGACAATTCTGTTCGCACCATTCCATCATTTTTTCGCATAGGTCATGATATGGGTGAATGCCGGTAAACCCATAATTTCTAAGTCCTTGTGGGTCTAGTGGAAATAAATGAGAATATCCGTGATAATATGTATGGGCCGAACGAGCCATATAACTAACATCACTATCGTGCCTGCGCTCGTATTGACGCCAAGTCTTGCAACCATGCTTGCAACCATGGGCCTCTAGGAAGCGTTTCTCTTTATAACCCTTCCATCGTTCTTTAAGTTGCTGTATCATGAATATTTCAACGCTACTACTAACATTTCTTGATCGGTCATGCTATACGGAAAGTTGTGTTTATGAAAGAACCCAGAGTTTGCATCCGATCCCGGACGGCAGGTCCATAACTCTGTATTTTTGTCCCACGTGTAATCTGCCCACCATGTGAAGTTGGGTTCTTCGTCATCTGGAATTCGTATGTGTGCTGTCTTTCCAAAGTAGACTGTCATGCCCACCTCAGCAAATATAAAGTTTCCGCAGCTGGATCAGGAAATGATACGTGATAAGAGTCCAGCAAGAACCCATCATTGTGTATTTTATACTGATCCTTTTTTAATAAGGTATTTAGCCATTCCCATTTAGCTACGTCAATCATATCCCTATGATCAGTAATATCATATTTTCTCATGACCACCTCAATAGAAACCAAGCCATTTCTTTTTCGTCACGAAAGACAATACGATAGAAATCCACAAACTGCCCACAGTCATTCTCAACACACCAGGCTTTAATGTCAGCTAAGTGATAGTCTCTCAATCCAGTAGGAGTAAACGTACCAGCACCAAATTCCATACCATATTCAAGTTCATACTTCTGGTGCCCCTTCGTATATCTGCGGAACACTAGTTTTGGTTCGGCGCTGATTGCCATTAGTATCTCCTGATCTATTGCCTTTTGAATTTCTTCCGATAGTATTTTAGCCATTTGTTCTTCAATGCTACTCATGACCACCTCAACTTAAACCATACAGCATCCGCTTCCGAACCAAAAACAAAATCATATACTGTATCAGTAGTCATAGAAACATCCGATACATCAGTGATCGTTCTATAGGCAAATGTCTTGCAGTTTGACAAAGCCCATTGTTCAAGTTCATCTAAGTTCTCAACATCAGCAAAGGTAACAACATGATTCATCGGTATCTCAATAGAAAGAATATATATTTGTTCTCGTCTATGACTTCAAATGCTCTATCATGCCAGTCTATTAGTTTTAACCCATATTCAGGTTCTGATATTTGATTACAGTATTCATTTGAAATGCCGATCTTCTTCCAGTCGTATGCTTTGTCAATCAAAGTATACATCCACTTTTCAAACAAGTCATTATCCATATGAAAGTACTTGTTCATAGGTATCCTAGAATAAATGCAGTGGCTTCGTACTCTTTGTCAAAGATGAAATCAAAATCCCAATCAGGATTCTGCCTTAGCCAAGGTTGCCTAATATGATAGCTCATCTTGCGATCATAGCAATAGCGAAAAGTATCAGTAGTATTAAGAGTGCCCTTGACGCGAACACAATACTTCTGCCCGCGACGAACTACCTTATATTTCTTAATATCCGGCAGCATTTAGTAGTTCCTTAATCTGAGGGATAGTATCTGCATTACGTCTAAACTTCAATGCCCACTGTTCTGGATTGATATAGTCCATAATGATCTTCTGTTGACCCTCGTTAAGATTGCTAAGAAAGTCAACACCACTCTCGCTTTGATACAACATCCAGGGACTAATCTTACCATTAGTGATTAGATGGCAGATGCGATTGCGATTGCCATAGCGCAAATAGTCTTTGCTCTGTAGACTTTCTTCCTTAGCTTGTTCAATCGTAGTTTCAATGCTACGAGCTATTGCGTCAAAGGGATCCTCGTCCTTGAGATATTGTATTAGAAACCTATCATAGTTGGTATCGCTGCACCAGCTATCAATCTTGATGTTGTTCTTTAATAGCCAATCAGCATAGCGACTGACATTGATGCACTTGATGTTTACGCAATAGTGACCAAACTTGACAAACGCAATATAGTAGGCACTCTTAGCAAAATCAACATAAGTCTTTGGCTTCTTTGCAGTTGTGTTCTTTTTGTAAAACTCTAACCAAGACTGGAAGCCAATGCGGTTGCCTGGCAAGTCTCTATCTTGCCATCTACGCTTGGATTCACAAAGATGATTTAGCATTGTCGTTTCGCGCTGGAACGAACGATTGCAGAACTCACATTGGAATTCTGTCTTAGTTGCCGGAGTCTTCTTCGTACTTCGCAATGTCTTGGTCTGTAATAATTTCACTTAACAACTCAATCTCATCAAACTTCATTTCGGGGAACTTACTTGCAAGATACATCTTTTTCTTGTGGTTGTCAACGAAAACGGCACTGATTGCAGTAAGATCACTATCACTGGACTTAGGATAAATCTTCTTGAAGTATTCCTTCATTTCCTTAGTCTTGGGCATATCCTTGAGCTTAGTAACACCTGCACGAATATGCGGGATCCATTGATGAAATTGCTTACCGATTCCCGGGCTTGCAGCACACAGCATTAACCACTGTAATTTAGGATGCTTCTGTACATTCTCATTGAACAGATACTTGTTAGCATGGTAGTCAGTGCTTTGCAGATAATAGGATTGTAGATCCTTATTACCCTTAATAGCACTGACCCAATGAATCAGCATGAATGGCACGAACTTCTTTTGCTGTTCGGGAGTTAACCTATCATAGTACGAATAGTCCTTGCGATCAATCGCATTCAATGCTTCAAACAAGTCAAAGTCCTGATTGGTAAACTTTTCGTCTATTGATAGTTTCTCTTTAGCCATTATGCCTTCAACGCCTCAATCGCAAGAATGTGTTCAACTGCGGTACCGATACTATCGCCATTGTTAACGATAGTCAACGAAGGAGCATCACCATCCTTATAGCGATCTTGCTTATAATGTTCAATAACATATCCGCCCGAAGCCGGATAAACAGTGAACCTCATACTGGTTTTGGCATTTACGCCTTCATGTGACTTAACTGCTACTTCTGCTGTGTCAGAATTTTCCCATGCTTCACGCGACCACTGTGCAAACTTTCTCTTAAACCAATTCATCTTCTTTACCTTTCTTTTACGCGCTGGCTCAACTGGAATATAATTAGTCAAGATATGACTACGTGCTGGTCCATTTGACATATCAGTTTTTCTCTACAATATCAAGCCAGGCATCAGAACCCTTACCATCAGTAGAAAGTTCGCCCAAGTCTTCAAGTTCTTCATCATTGTACTTTGCACCAGTGATGATTTCCCAACCATCAACATTAGTTACACACAATGTCAACTTATCAAGATCAAACTCATCGGCTTCAAACTCAAAGCTATGAAAGAGACCCTTTTCGTGCGACTGAATCTGAATATAGGTATCACCGTCTTCAAGAACTTCGTCAGGAACAATTTCACTTTCACTTTCTAACGTGAGGCCCGACTCACCCTTTTCAAGTTCATTAGCTTCTACGTTATCAATGACTACAGTATCACCGACTGTGACGGTTACATATGCATTATCAACACTCACACCACATTCATGTGCAACGTCATCACACTCGTACCACTCGCCGGGAACGAAGGGACGAATGTCTTCGGGAATCTCTACGTCTTCGTTTTCTTCAAAGAAGTCGTAGTTCCAAACATAGTCTTCAATGTCAAGTTCAGTGTCATCATCGTTGAACAAGTCATAAAATTCACGCTTGACCTTACCGATTACGACCTCGCCGCCGCGGCCGCTGATTTCAATTCTGTACTTCATTGTTCTTTTTCCTTTGTAGGATGAGTAATCTCAACGTTAGGATATAGTGTGCGAATCACGCCCATGACATCACCAGCATTGAGCTTCTTGAACTTCTTTAGACTCTTTTCCTTAAGCATATCCATT